GATCGTGTAGCTCTCGGCGTTGGAGTGGCCCTCGGCCAACAGGAGACTGACTTGACGCCTGATCCCCCAAAGCCACTCGTCTAGGCTCGGAGGTTCCTGCTTTCCTCGACCGCCGTCCGAACCAGCTTCGCGACGATCGATGTGAGGTTTCCCGCGCCACCGGCCGTCTTGAATGTCAACTCGGCGATCTTCACGAGGATTTCACCCTGGACGCCGATCGGCATCTGCCAGATCAACGGAAGCTGGTCTTCCTCATCGGCGGCCACGGCGATGATGTGGCCCATCGCGGTCGGGGCTGCCGTCAGGATGTCGAGAAGGACGGCGCCCGAATCCTCGATCACCATTTTCTCGGGGTTGCGCCCGCTGTACTTGTCGAAGAGCGGGACCAACTGTTCGCGGTGAACCTCGACGAGCTTGGCGAGGTCCGGAAATGAGAGGCCCCTGACGTCGATTTCGCCGCCAGGGAACTTGATGTTTTCGGTTTGCAGGGAGTATCGCAGGGCCATTATTCAGATCCGGATTAAGGGGTCGGCGTGTAGGGGCGGCCGTCGAGATAGTAGGCTTCCAGGTTGCCCTTCTTCAGCACGTCGATGTTGAAGGACAACTGCTGCCATTCGTCGGTCTTGAGGGCGAAGTCGCCGTTGGGCGAGATCGAGACGTAGGGCATGTAGACGTCGGTCTGCTTGCCCGCCGGGTTGCGGGCGATGAGGCGCAGCGAGCCCTCGACCGATGTCGAGCCGGAAATGACGACATCACGATTGTGGGGCGAGATGGTATAGGTGGCCGTCAGTTCGTCGCCGTCGATCACCGCGCCGCCGCGCAGTATCTCGACGCGACCAAGTTCTGCTTCGAGCAGGTAGTCCGTACCGTGGACCAGAGTCGTCGCACCCTTTTTCAGGAGGAACGTGGTAAGCGGCGGACCAACGACGCCGGGGTAAATGATGCCGCGAGCGCCGGAAGGGTTCTGGAGCGTTTCGCCAAGCTGATAGTGATGACCTGTGCGAACCTCGCCCAACTGCTCGTCGGTGACGGTGGTCTGAGCCACCGTAAGGACGTCGGCCGTGCCGAAGAAGAAGAGCGCCAGGTTTTCGCGGTCGATGTTGTCGCAGATCATCGTCGCCGAGCGCGAGACTTCGAGGATCACCGTCTTGTCGGTTTCGCTGATGCCACGGTCGGAAGACTTGTGTTCCAGCTTTTCCGACTCGATCGTCGCGTTCAGTTCGGGCGTGTTGCCGATGTAGCGCTCGCCAGTGTGCTCGGTGACATTGGCGCCGAAGCGGCCGAAGTACACCTCACCCTTGCCGAGTACGTAGTTGTTCTCGTGATTTTGCGTTGCCATGATAAATCCACTCCGAGTTTGAAAATCACCTGACGGTTGAATTGCAATCTAACCGAAAGGGTTGTGGATGTCTTCAACGATTTTGAGCGTGATCAGGAGATAGAAACACGCATTCATTGAAGGGAAGTCCGCAGGACGGACGACGGGTGCGCCGATGCGCAATTCTTCGACACGGAGCCCCTGCCCAAGGTAATCCGCACCGTTCGGGCCGCGGGGCTGCTTCTTCTTTTCCGCCGCGATTGCTCTGCGCACATGGGCGGCAAAGGTGTAGGCGGGATCGCACGGATTCTCCTTATCATCAGGAACCCAGCCCTGAATGAGGATATCCCACTCTCCCGTCCAATTGGTGTTGTCCGCCTGCGTTCTCAGCCCCTCGATCGCCAATGGAGGTTCCAGCAGGGAGATCATGGGCAAAGGGTCGTTTTCACCGAATTGTTCGCGACCGCGGAATACGCGACCTTGCAGGTTTTCCACTGGCTCACCCTGGTCGTCGAGCATATCGACTTCCACCGCCTCGATCAGCGTGGTGAGGGCCTTCATAACACGCAGGCGAAAAGGATCAGCCATTGGCGCGCTCCATCTGACGGAAGAACTCACGTTCGAGCTCGTTGATGATGTCCGGCGTCAACTGGCGAGCGACACCGCCGCCCTTGGAGCCGAGGTTGATGAAGGCCGCATCCACCGAAGGGCCATACAAAAGCCAGAGGTTCTTGCCGATCCCCTTCGGCTGGTAGGCGTTCTTCGGTCGTTCGCCGTTCTTGGTGCGCATCGCCATGCCGAGATTGTGTTGCGTGTCGGTCTCGGAACTTCCCGATCGAAGCTTGATCAGGAATGCGCGGCGTAGCCGAACGGCGGAACCCGGCTTCACTTCCACGACGGCGCCTGGCGCGCGCTTGGCACCACCAACACGCAAGTTCCCCTTCGCAAAACGAGCGAGCGACGTTGCCCGGCGGCGCGCGCCGATGACGCCCTGCAGGTTCTTTTCCGTGGCGAACTGTGTGATCTGAAGCCTACCGTCGCTTCCTGTGAGATAGTGGGCGGGAAAAGCGATCTGCCGGCGGATTTCCTTACCGCTCTGGCGCTGCGCGTATCGCGTTGCGGCGTTCACCGCGATCTTTGCCGAGTTGATGATGTCCTTATCCATGTCGGTGAGATCGCGAAGACCCTTCAACCCTTCAATAGCCACTACGAAGTCGCCGAGCATCAGCCATCCCCCTGCTCAGGCACAGGGAGGTCGACGGTCTTGTGAAGTGGGAGCACCGTGACATGGGCCGTGATGGTGATGTCATCCGGTGGCATCGTGTTGTCGATCTGGTAGGCTTCATTGGGCTCAACCGAGATAATGGCGGTGCGCGGCATTTTGCGCCAGCCGATACCGGCGGCTTGTAATTCTTCGATCATGAAAATGAGGCTTGGGATTCTCTCGTGGCGAGCAGCGTTTCCAACGTCGCGCTCGGAGACTTCGCCGACCTCTTCGAACTTCGTGTGGATGCGGGCGTAAGTAGGGATCGGAGTCGCATCCCTGGACTCCAGATAGAGCACCGGGACCTTCATTGCTTCATGAAGGTCCCGACGCGCTCTCCGCTTGATGTCGCGGAAACCGGCCATGGTCAGCCGAGGATATTGTCGTCGGCTGCCTTGCGGGCGGCGCGTTCCGTACGGATCTTGGCAGCGATGTCGTCCTTCTTCGTGACGTCGCCGAGATCGATATTCTCTGCTTCGGCGACACCCTTCAGTTCGGCGACGGTGCGGCCGGACAGATCATCCGTCTGGTCGTCATCGTCGTCCTCGTTTTCGACGACCTTGGCCGACGTCTGGCCGGCAAGACGAGCCTGCTGATCCTTGTAGAGCGTCACCTCGTCGCTGGAGGCCTTGCGGGCGGCACCGAGGGCTTCGAGTTCCTTGAACTTTTCGGTGTTGGTCTCGAATACGGTGTGCGCCGCGATGACCTCGGTGACACCTTCGTCCTTCGGGTCGGGACGCTGGATGCGATTATTTGCGAAAGCGAACATAGTCGGTCTCTCCGGTTGATTTTTAATCTGATGGTTGAATATCCCGGCATCCTGAGACGCCGGGATCGGAAGCTCAGCCTGCCAGTACGCGGGCCTTGAGAACGCGATTCGGCGTCAGGGCCACCGGCAGCGGCGCCGACTGGTGCATGATGAAGAGTTCGCCGGGATCGGGCGTCTTGAACATCTTCGGGAAGATGTCGATCTGGAGAGCCTGCCCGGCTTCAATCGCATCAACGTCGTAGATCGCACCGAAGGCCATGACACCACGGAAGCCAGGGGCTTCCAGAATGACGTCTTTCGGATGCAGCAGATCGATGAGCGAGCCGTCGTCGTTCTGCACCTGGTCCTTGTAGGTCCAGACCTCGATTGCCTGGCCGATACCGCCGATGGTGGCAATATAGGACATGGGCTGGTCGATGTTGAACATACCACGTTCCATGGTAGTCGATTCACCACCGCGAATCTGCGTGCTCAGCAGAGCGAGGATACCCTTGTTGCGCTGAATGTGCGGTGCAACGTCGGCGCCGACCGTCAGACGACGGGGACGGGCGCCGAACTTGGTGCCGTACATCAGGTTCGACCAGTTGGTCAGGTCGCCGATGATGTTGTAGTCCGGATCGCTCCAGTAGTTCGTGTTGAGCACGATGTTCAGGTTCGGATCGCGGCCGTAGTCGATCGTGACTTCCGGGTTGGCAGCACCCTGGTCGCGGCCGTATTTCACGGTCACCTTGGCGTCAATGTACGCCTGAGCACACATGCGAGCCCACTGGATGCGGATCGCGCGCTGATGGTATTCAACGATCTCGATGACGCGATTGTCGAACTTCTGCTCCAGTGTGAGCGGCTGTCCGGCATTGCGCAGAATTTCGCTCGGGCGGCGGGTGCGCGCGTCTTCCGCACGAACAGCATCCTTCGGCTTGATATAAGCCGGCTCGAACGCCTTCATCGTTTCGCCCTTCGCGGAGAAGATGGGCTTGCCCTGCTCAGTCGGCAGAACGAAGGGTGCCATCTTGCGGTCAGCCGCCGGGAGCTCCGAGAAGCGGATTTCCTTGTCTTCCGAGAAGAACTGTTCACGGAAGTAGTTCTGCATGAACCAGTCGGGGATCGGATCCATGCGGTCGTCGCGCAGCACCTCATAAAGCGTGCCCGAGTCCCAAAGTTCGATAGCCATTTGTGTAGCCTTTCGTTTCAGTTAGCCATCAGAGCCTTGCACTCAGACCGTATAGGTCTTCGGGCGCCGCAAGATGATGTTGGTCGGAGCGGGCGAACCCTCGAAAGCAGCCTGCTTCTTGGCCTCGGTGTCGAACGACGCCGGCCAGACGAGAGCATCGGGGTTGAAGCAGCCGGCGCGATAGACGGGCAAACCCTTCTTGTCGCCGGAGCCAGTGGTGGTGATAGCGATAACAGCGATGCCGATCGGCTTGATGCTGTTCGCCGGGGTTCCCGTGTCGAGGACGGCGGGCACGATCTCACCAGCGGCATTCTTGCCAACAACCGTCAGAGCCGCGATCGTCTGGCTGAAAGCCACGATTTCGTCTTTGGTCATGACGGCCGGTTCGTTGCCGGTGATGAGATAGATGTCAGCAGCAACGATCGTGTCGTCATGCTGGCGCGGGATACCTGCGGTCTGTGCCCGCGAGGGGATCGTAACCATTTTCGGTTCTCACTTTCAACAGTTGGTTGATTTTCCGGTTGCAGTAACACCCCCTCGCAGGGGTTCGGTTAGGCGGCTTTTGCTTTCGGACCCTTCACACGAGCCAGTGCGGCTTCTGCGCGCGAAGGCTTGGAGTCGTCCTCGCTGAGCGCTGCGGCGAGTTCCGGATTACCGGACTTCTCCATAGCTGCGGCGAAGTCCGCGCCGGCACCGCTCTTGCCCTTCGGCGCATTCGGATCGTCGACCTTGGCGGCGGCAGCCTCGGCCTTTTCCTCGGGCATTTCGGCCAGCATGCCGATAACGGTTTCCGCATCGAGCGAAGCAAATTTCTCGCCGGTTGCCATCTTCAGGGCCAGCGTCGGCCGCTTCTTGCCGTCCTCGGAACTGACGATTGCCTCGATGCGTCCGCGCATGGCAGAAGCACCTTCCTTGGATCCTTCAGCCTTGCCGGCGGCGATGCCTTCCGCCTTTGCATTTTCGACGGCCAGTGCAGCCGCCTTCTTCTCTTCTTCGGTCATTTTTTCATCCTCATCTTCAAGAGAAAGGTCAGCCGCAAATGCGGCAACTGCGTCTTCAAGAGAACCGATTGCATCGGCCAGTCCATTCGACACGGCTTGCGTTGCGGTGAACGTCAAAGCTTCCGTTGCACGAACAGCTTCTTCACTCATCGCCCTATTTCGTGCCACAGTCGACACGAAAACTCCATACAGTTCATCAATGCGTGTTTGAATGCGCGCTTTTACTTCAGGATCGAGCGCTTCATAAGCGTTACCGTCAACTTTGTGTTTACCGGCATAGATGAAGGTAATCTTGTAGCCGATATCGTCCATCAGTTTGCTGACGTCGACATGCATTGTAACAACGCCGATCGAGCCGACGCCGCCCGTGCGCGAGACGTAAACCTGGCCGGGGTCGGCCACCGAGATGATCGAGTAGCAGGCCGAATAGGCACTTTCGGAAGCGTAGCCCCGGATCGGTTTTGTGCCACGCATTGCGAACATCTTGTCGACGAGATCGAAGTTGCCCGCAACTTCACCGCCGGGGGAATCACAGATCAGGGCGATACCGCGAACGCTACCGTCGCTCATACCACGCTCGAACGCCTTCCATATGTACTCATAGCCGGTGGCCCAAGATCCGAACTGGAACGGGAAGTCGTGCAGCAGCACGCCCTTGATCGGGATATGCAGGATTCCGTCCTTGACGATGTACGGCCGGATCATCGACCGGAACGACCCCGGCTCACCCCACCAGTTGTCATCGGCGGACGACATCGCCGTGGTGAATTCCGGCGAGTTCATTTGCGACTGCACCTGGTGCAGTGATGCTTCGAATATGCCGCGCATTTCCGGTGCCACCATGGCTGGCACCGTGTCGAAGCGAGCGAGGAAGGGATTCAGTTTATTCGCCATCAGCCTCGCCTTCCTTTGGTTCGCGCGGTGTACCGGTCGTGGCATTCATCATGTCCGTGGTGTCTGTCGCGCCCTGAAGAATGTCGTAGAATTCCTTCCACTCTTTCTCGCGCGCCAGCTGGCGCATCAACTTGCGCCAGTCGATCCCAAGGCGAGCGGCTTCTTCCGAGATCGAGGATAGGCCGTTGTTGATGCGCAGCACCGCAGCCTGCGTTTCCTTGAGTTCGTCGATCTGGCCGGCGCTCGCGCCGATCCAATCAGCACGGCAATACGCCTCGGCGTTCAGGCCCTCGTAGAAGGACGGCGCGCGACGTGGTAGCGATAGGATCATGCCGTTGTTGAAGGCTTCCTCGAACCATAGGCGGTAGACGATGTTCCCGGAACGATCGGCCACCGCCTTTTTCCGTGATCGCATGGCCTTGCTGGTCGCGTTCAGCGCTCCCTTGAAGCCGGAATAGTTGGTCTGCGTGAAGTCACGCGACAGTTCCTCATATGAGACATCGAGGGACGCAGCGATGTGACGCAGCAACGATTGCTCAAACTCCTGACCGAGTGGACCACCCTGGCCGGCACCGCGAAGCTGAAGCTTGGAGCCGGGCGGCAGATGCGGGATTTTCACATTGTTGACGGACAGGTTCTTGGCGCCGCCCATGAACTGGTTCAGCGTCTCATAGTGCCCCACCATATAGGCTTTCAGGGCAGCTTCGACCGCTTGAGGTGTCGCGTCACTACCGCCGAGCCGGGCGAAGATTTCGGCAGTCGGGAGTTCGGACTCGATCGATGCGGCATAGGTCGCGTTGATCACTGCGTTTTGGAGAACGACATCGCGGAAGTTTTTGGTCATCCGCATCTCTTTGAGCGCACTGACCATCTGAGCAATGCCGCGGGTCTGGTCTTCGCGGGTCGCCTCGAAAATATGAGCGAACTGCATACGACCCCACGGCTTGCGCGCCGGCACGTATTTCCAGGTGTAGGAATCCGGGGTCAACCACTCGGTGGGATGTGCGTTGCGGATGTAATAGCCGAGGGGCGCGCCAAACTTGTCCATGTGGACACCGGCACGAATCGAACGATCACCCGCCTTGTCGAAAGGGGTCGAAAGGCGATCGAGGTCGATAACCTGGATAGCGGTGTTGAACGGCCGTCGCCCTGCATCGTCGCGGCGCCACTCGGCCGAAAAGCCGATCTCGCCGCGAGCAACATAGATGCCGACCAGCAGACGGATAAGACCGGTCAAGGTGGTGCGGCGCTGCGCGTCAACCCAATTCTCCGGAGACTCTGCCCATGCGGTGAACTTTTCGGCAACCTCTTCCGAAAACTCATCCTCCCAGGTGGTGTCCTCTTTGCCGAACAGCATCAGCGAGGACGGCTGCGGCATGAGCATGAACATCGAGCCGACGATGTTGTCTCGATGCAGGTTCGCCGCGCCCATGACATAAGCGTCGTTGCGCAGCGTATCGCGTGCGCGGGCGTCCACTCGGTTCTTGGCCGGGAGAATGTCGGTATCGGCCGAACGGAGTATCGGGTTCCACAACGCCAGTTCACGGGAAAGCTGGCTCGCCCCCTCATAGGCGTCACCGGCGATCATGGATTCCCGTCCCGTGCCGACCGCCGGCCCTGCTATCCTGTCGGCCGGCACGGGGGGATTGCTCAGGGAGGCGTGATCTCCGAGCAATTCCATGATTTCCATATCGTGGGAAGCGCTCATCAGAACCACGGCTCCATCGGGCCGAGACCGACATTCAGCTGACCGAGTTGGCGTTTCAGAGCCTCGATGTAGATGGCAAGCTGGCCACGGCTGGCCTGCGTATATTCAACGCTTTCACCGTTCTGGTCGCGAAAACGGGTGACGGCTTTACCGGTCAGCAGCGCATGATATGCGGCTTCAGCCTCGTCGAGATGCGTTTGAGTTACCGCCATTTCGCCCGTTCGCGTTGAATTGCGCCATCAAAGAATTCGCCAACTGATACCGTACGTTTAGTTGAAAAGCAATCTAACAGTTGATTTTCTAGGCGAACTCAGCCGCAAGTTTGGAAAGGTCGATTGGTGTCTGTTTTTTCACAACGAAAGCTTCGCCGGCCTCTTCTCCGAAAACCAGATCGTTCTTGTCCCACACCTCTGCCCATGTCGGCGGGCGCTCCCAATCGATATGTTCAATGCGTATGGAGGGGTGCAGACATATCCCGAGGCAGTAATAGAGAAGGTCCCAAGCCTCGTTCCGCTTCTTAGACGGGTTTTCCCACCGATCAGCAGTTCGGATTTCGGCGGTCAACTGCATATAGAGCCAGTTCTCTGCCCACCACGGGAAGCGTACTCGACCACCTTTCTCTCTGCGGATCAGCATGTTGTGCGCCTGATCCTTCAGCATGGTCGGGTGGAAGAACGCCACCGGCACGTCGCCGCGCGCTCCAGAATGGCGATCCTTGCGGCCGGCGTCGGGATAACCCACCCGGAAGCGCGGCGACGACTTGGTGGCTTCACCTTTCACCAGGTGGAA